ACTATGCCTGCTGCGTTTGCGGTTGCTAACTCACCATTGACTAGCAACGGAACTATTGCAGTTACGGGTGCAGGAACTACTGATCAGTACATCAGAGGTGATGGTACTTTAGCTAGTTTCCCTTCTTTGACAGGATATGTCCCTTACACAGGAGCGACTGCTGATGTTGATTTAGGCACGCACGATTTGACGGCTGAGAGAGGTACATTTACAAACAACGGCTCAAGCGACACGCTAACTGTTAACCATACAAGCGGAAGCGGTTATGGTATTAAGGTAACCAAGGGAGGCAATAATGAGGCTTTGTATGTAAGCAAAACAAGTGGCAGCGGAAACGCAATGACTGTTATTGGGGGCCGTACTTCATTGGTCGACCTTGCATTGTCTAGCGTTAGCAATACTGCTGGCGATTTCCTAACGCTTAGCGGTGGCGTGGTGCATAAAAGAACTGCGGCACAAACATTGACCGATATAGGCGGCCAAGCGGCTTTGACTAACCCAGTAACTGGCACTGGCTCCGCTGGACAAGTTGCTTACTGGTCTTCGGGTTCTGCAATAACAGGAGAGTCAAACTTATTTTGGGATGCTACCAATGACAGACTGGGAATTGGAACGGCTACTCCAAGTGAAAAACTTCATGTTGCAGGAGTTGGAAGTGTTATAGCTTTAGACACAAATGGAGCCGTTGCGACTAATTTAATTTCAACCGTTGAGGATTTTAAATTGTCTTTAAGATGTCTTAGAGGTAGCTCTTCAGAAATTAAGATAGGTAACAATAATTTAGAATTTTTGACTAATACTTCTGTTAGAATGCTAATGAGTTCTAATGGAAGATTACTTATTGGAACTCCTCCACCTGCTGAATCAACCTTTACATTAGATGTCAGCGGTACAGGCAGGTTTAGTAGCGATTTAACTGCAAATAGCTTTATTAAAAGTGGTGGTACTTCTGCTCAATTCCTAAAGGCTGATGGGTCTGTTGATTCTACAACTTACGTTCCTGTTGGTCGAACAATTACAATTAATGGAACAACTCAAGACCTAAGTGCAAACAGGACTTACAATGTCGGAACTGTTACTTCTGTAACCGCAACCGCAGGAACAGGAATTTCTATATCTGGAAGCCCAATAACTTCAAGCGGAACTTTAACTATTACTAATACCGCACCTGACCAAGTAGTTTCATTAACAGCAAGCACAGGTATTTCTATTAGTGGAACTTATCCAAATTTTACTATTACAAATACAAGTCCCTCAAGTGGTGGAACTGTTACCTCAGTAACCGCATCAAGTCCGTTATTTTCAAGCGGTGGTGCTACTCCAAATATTACAATTCAGCAGGCAAGTGGTTCACAGAGTGGATTCCTATCTAGTACTGATTGGAGTACGTTTAATAACAAGCAAAACGCTTTGACTAACCCAGTCACAGGAACAGGTAATACTAACTACTTATCTAAGTTTACAAGCAATGGAAGTACGATTGGAAATAGTAATTTAATAAACGATTCTAGCGGAAACCTTGGCTTAGGAGTTACACCTAGTTCTTGGACTTTATTTAGCGGAGTTTTAGAATTAAATGGAGGGCCTGCTATTGGAGGTTTTGCAAATACTACCTACTTTTTACAGAATTCAAATTTTGACAGTGGGTTTAAATATAAGACAACTGGCACAGCTGGTAGGTATGAATTAGGAGGTCAGCATTCTTGGTGGATTGCTCCAAGCGGAACAGCAGGCAATGCTATTACCTTCGCTCAAGCAATGACCCTATTCTCTAGCGGAAATCTAGCAGTAGGTCCAACCTCAGACGCAGGCTTTAAGCTAGATGTTAACGGAACAGGGCGGTTTAGTGGAATGATAACTGTTACAGGAGTAAGTGAGTATTTGAGAAATATACAAACTGGCACATCAGCACAAGCACAAACTTGGTTTGCTTCTGACGGAACTACAAGGAGAGCAGTATTTGGATTTAGAAGTGGTGGTAGCGATAATTTCACTTTATTAAATGAAAGAAATGGTTCTTTATTAATTGGCACAAACGATGCAACTAATCTAACAATAGCCTCCACAGGTGCAGCTACCTTTTCGAGTACTTTGCAAACAGGTGGCGATATTTCACTAATGAATGCCTCAGGAGACATTCATATTAGAATGAAAGATAGCAGCGGAAATGCTGACAGAGTATTGCTTAGACAAGCCACAACCAATGATGTTTATGTCGGAGATATTGACACAAATAATGGTAGGGTTATTATAAGAACAAATGGAAATGATTCCGTTACAATATCATCAGCAGGAGCAGTTCAAATTAATAACATTTCAGGTTCAGGAAATAGAATAGTAATTGCAAACTCTAGCAATACTCTTATTTCAGCAGTAATTGGTTCAGGACTAGCTTTCGATGGAACTACTTTAACAGCAACAGGTGGTAGTTCAGGAAGCATTTCAGGTAGTGGTACAAGTGGAACTATTGCTTTATTTACAGGCAGTACTTCAATCGGTAATAGTGTAATTACTCAATCTAGCGGAAATATTATTGTTGCAGGAAAATTAAATTCAACTGTTAGCAATAATGCAGTTTCTTTTGAAAACACAAGTATTACTACTGGATGGAATGCTGTTTTAAGAGCGGTTTCCACTGGAGGAAATTTTCAATTAGGATTAGAAGGGTCAACAGCTGGTAATAGATTCACTAATAGTATTGCATACGCAACATTTCTTGCCACATATACGACTACTCCTATACAATTTGCTACGGATAATGCTCACAGAATGACCATTACTTCAGGCGGAAATGTGCTAATTAATACTACATCAGACAATGGAAACAAACTAAGAGTAAACGGTACAATATTCTCAGATAGTAGCGTAACAGCTACCTCCTTCTTTGAATCATCGGATGCTACATTAAAAACATTAGTACAGGATGACTACCAAGCAAAAGGCATTGATAATGTAGTTGCTAAGCTATACATTAAGAATGGCAAGCAGGAGCTTGGATACTTTGCTCAGGATTTGGAAGGGATATTACCAAGTGCAGTAAGTAAAGGCTCAGATGGATTGCTTAATCTTTCATACCGTGAAGTGCATACGGCAAAGATTGCCTCTCTTGAAAATAGAATCAAAGAATTAGAATCACAACTTAAAAATAACTAAAATGAAAACAATCGAACCTGTCTCAATCTGGGACAATGGACAAGTACTAGATGCAAAGATTTTAAATGCTTATGCTGTAAATGTTACACTAGGAACAAGCGCTACATTCTATTATCAACTATTCTCTGAGAATGTAGACTTATCAGTTGGTCAGCAAGTTGCTCAAGGCAATTTAAGCATGACAGGTGAGGCTTACGCTCAATGGGAAGTTGATGCCTACGCATGGGATTGGGTTGCAGCACAACTGAACCTAACAATAATAGGTGACTATGTACCGCCAGTACCTCCTGCCCCTGAGCCTGCCCCTGAGCCTACTCCTGAGCCTACTCCTGAACCTGAAACAGAAGGATAATGGCAAGTACATGGGCTGCAACTGCTAGTAACGAAACTATATCGTTCAACAATTTACAGAATGGTGTTGATACAGGTGTGCTTAGTCAAAAGGCTGCTATTCCTGTAAGTAACGAGCAGATCACCAAGGCTGATGCTAACACCTACGTTAACATTGATACTTCTTTTGCTCCCTATGCAGCTAAAGCTAGTAATCAGTTGGTGGTTAAGTCTAATTTTAAATCTATTGTTTTAGTAAGTACTATTGCAATTAATGGTGGATTTTATGGAATCGCTAACAATCAAACTACTTCAGGACCAGTTCAACTAATATCAGGATTAAATGACACTGGCTCTGGGACAAGAGGAATTATTTATAGGTCAACTGATTACGGAGATACCTATACATCTATACTTACGATAAGTGACCCATTAAATAGAATAAAATTTATGCCTGCATTTAGGCACGCTAGTTATTTAACTGTGCCTCCTTTTGTTTCAGTAGGTGATAATGGTAGAATTGTAACTAATTCAGTGACAGATGCTACTTCTTGGATTACAATTTCCTCACCTACTACTCAAGATTTATACGATATTGCTTTTAACTCTAATGTTGGAATAATTGTTGGTAATCAAAGGATTATAAAAACAAACACAAACAACAGAATAAATGCATGGTCTATTGTTAATTCTGTTGCTTCTCTTTGGAGAGCAGTAGCTAGTAATGGTTCAACATTTGTAGCTGTTGGAAACAATAGTTCTATAATTACTGGAGATTCATTAGGAACTACTTGGACTGTCAGAAGTATGCCTCCATTAGCTCCATCTAAACAACTTAGAGGAGTTACATATCATTCAGATGGTCTTTGGTATGCGGTTGGATTTGATACAGCAAATACTAGCTTGAGTTGGATAATGAGGTCAACAGATAGTACTGGAAATACATGGGAAAATTATTCTCCTACTGGAGATTCTCTTACAAGCGAACTTAACAGCATTAATTCAATAGGAAACAGATTGGTAATAAGTGGGAGGTCGGCTCAATATCAAATTATAAGTAATGTTGTTACAAAATACGATACGCCAAATTATACTTGGCGTGACAATGTTAAAGATGCTAACTCAAATGGATTTGATATGGCAGGACAAACAATAAGTTCTGTTGTCGGGGCATTTAGCAAATTTTAATTAGTATCTTTCGACACTATTAAACATACACTTATATGAATGTAAATCTAGCAATCGCCTTAACTGACATTGAGGGCAACAAGATTCAAAACGAAAAAGGCGAGGAAATGCTTTTGTCAAAAATGGTAGGCAATGCTTTATTTTCTGCCGAGGAGAAGGAGGACCCGATTCGTCTTTACGAGTTGGCCAAGAAAATTTACTACTCTGAAGGCGAAATTGAACTAGGCAAAAGCGATGCCGACCTAATCAAGGAGAAGGTCAAGGCCAAAGGCTTTACTGTGCTTGTTTTAGGGCCTCTCTACGAGGCTTTAAAAGAAAAGTAATGGTAAACCATCACCGACAACGAATAGGGCTAAAAATAGCCCTTTTTTTATTGCTTTAAAATGCCTTATTTTTGATAAACGAATAGCGATTGATAACATGAATATCTTGCAAAAAGACGAAATAGGAGTACCATCCACACTTGTGGCATTTGTGGCAAATGTTTTTCAAGCAATCGGGATAGATTTCCTAAATGTGGTTCTAACTATGATTATCTCTTTGCTTTCAATCGTATATCTGATCTACAAAATTAAAAACGAGAAAGCGGTTCACGACAAGCGAGAAAATGAAAAAAGGAACTAGCGTAGTTAAGGCAACTCCATTTGGCAAGCGTAGAAACGGCAAAGCCAAGAAAGCATATTCTAAAAGTTTAAACAAGCCTAAAAAATACAGAGGACAGGGAAGATGAAACAGTTGTTTACATGGTTAAAAGGATTCTTGTCTGAAAATGGTGAAGCTTCTAGCAAGCGATTTGTGGGAGTATTTAGTGCCATAGCCTTGTGCTGGACATTGTACGCAAATCACGATGCGGTAAATGAGCCATCTGAGGCTTTGGTTTATTCCGTAGCTGCCTTATCTGCTGCTGCATTAGGAATTACTGCTGCGGAAAAGATATTTAAGAAGGAATGAAAAACCTATCTAAGGAAGAACTATTAAGCCGTATGGAGGCAATTAATCGCAGCAATGCGATTATTTACTTTGACCTTAATGGTTTTATCCTTGGAGTAAATGTTATTTTTTTGAAGGCTATGGGCTTAGGTGAAGACGAACACAATAAGCTAATCGGAAAACACCATTCTATTTTTGTCAGCTATGAATATTCAAAGTCTGACGATTACACTAAATTTTGGGAAACGCTTAGAGAAGGAAAGTTCTATGAAGGAGAATTTGAAAGGCGAAAAATAGATGGCAGTCCAATATACTTGCAGGCTACTTATAATCCTATCTTTAATGAGGTTGGTGAAATAACCAAGATTATGAAGATCGCTACTGATATTAGCCAAACTATTAAAAGCAAAAATACTATTGAAGAACTTTCAAATAAAGTCAAGGCAGAACTAGAAAACTCAAATAAGCTAAGATCAGCGATTGAAATTGAAAAGGATGCTGCCCTCAATGACTTGGATGCAACAATAAAGAAAAGCCAAAACGAATTAATTAAGGTAATTGTAAAGTCTGCCTTGTTTGTAATTATGTCGGTAGGATTTATTACTACTATAATGTATTCATTTGCAATCCTTTCAAATAAGGACACACAGATTATAGGCTCTACCTGGTCAAATATGTTTTCCGTACTTTTGACCAATGCCTTTTCTATTGTAGGCACAATCATGGGTATTAAATACGCAACTTCAGAAGACAAAAAAAATAAAGAATGAAAATTAGCACCCACCTAAATTTAGCCGAAGTTACTAGAAGTGACACGGCTAAGAGAAACGGAATCGACAACACTCCTACTGCTGAGCATTTGGAGAACTTTAAGCTACTAGCTGAGAAGGTATTTGAGCCTATTCGCTTACACTTTAAAGAGCCTATTTTTATTAGCAGTGGCTACCGTTCACAGGCACTAAATGCTTTTATCAAAGGAAGTGCAACCAGCCAACATTGCAAGGGTCAAGCGATTGACATCGACATGGATGCGAGCAAGGGCGGAGTAACTAACAAAATGATCTTTGATTTTATCAAGGATAGACTAGAATTTGACCAGCTGATTTGGGAATTTGGCACTGATGCTAATCCTGATTGGGTTCATGTTAGCTATGTTAAAACAGGCAACCGCAAGCAAAAGCTGAAGGCCGTTCGGTCTGGAGGCAAAACAGTGTACCAAACTATTCCTTAATGGAACTTATAAAAGTAGCACGTAATGTTCATTCTCTTTTACTAAAAACAGAGGAGAATCGAGTAGCTTTACTTTCAGATATTCACTGGGATAATCCTAAGTGTGATCGTGAAATGCTAAAGAGACACCTTGACTATTGCCTTGAGCAGAATATCCCTATTTTTATTAATGGGGATTTTTTTTGCTGCATGCAGGGCCGTATGGATCGTAGAAGCAACAAGTCAGACATAAGGCCTGAGCATAATAACGCAAAGTACTTGGATAGCATAGTAGAAACTGCGGTGGAATGGTGGTCTCCTTATGCTTCAATATTAACGGTTATTGGATATGGCAACCATGAAACTTCTATAATTAAGTATTCTGAAACTGACATCCTTCAAAGATTTGTTGACCTATTTAACTACAAGAATAAAAGCAATGTTTATGTGGGTGGATATGGTGGGTGGTTAGTTCTTAAATATGAATTAAGAGCTAATACTTCTATGACCAAGACCTTAAAGTATTTTCATGGATCAGGCGGCGGTGGAATTGTTACCAAGGGTGCTATAAACTTGACTAGGGCTTTAGAGGCATACGAGAATATGGACATCTTTGTCATGGGACACATTCACGAAAATGCAAGTAGAAATGATGTCAGAGACACCTTGCAATATAACCAGGGCAAGAGGGTTTATGAATTACAGCAAAAGCAAATTCACCTAGCCATCACAGGATCTTACAAGGAAGAGTATGGAGATGGTAGTCAGGGATGGCATGTAGAAAGAGGAGCACCAGTCAAGCCAGTTGGAGGAAGAATTTTAACCTTGCATGGCAGAAGGTATGTAAGAGAAGGATCAGAGAATTATGAACTATTAGTAGATTCACATAAATTTCCGCTATGAAAGCCAAGCTAATATTTGAACTACCTGAAGACCATCATGCCTGGTACATGGCAGTAAATGCAAGCGGAATGCATTGCGTATTAAATGAGTTTGACCAATGGTTACGCTCAAAGATTAAATACGAGGACCTAAACGACGACCAGCACCAAGTATATCAAGCTTGTCGGGACCAGCTGCGGACTTTGCTTTACGAGGAAAATATAGACTTAGATAAATAATGCCACTACCGAAGCCAAAACCTGCCGAGACACAGAGTGAGTTTATCTCACGATGCATTGTCGACCCAATCATGGAACGAGAGTTTCCAGAAAGTAAACAAAGAGCTGCTGTCTGTTATTTTCAATATACCAATGGAGGATCAAAGAATTAGAATAGCCATTGTCTCCTTTTTAATTGGAGCAGTCTTGACATTTGTTATTTATCCTAGACATGAGCAGGAGACTGTCTACAAGTTTGAAACCGTGACAAAAACGGACACTTTGATAGTGGAGGTCAAGGACACAGTTTATGTGCCTAAAAACAAGATTAAAACCGAAGTTTTAAGGGATACAGTACTAATCAATTTTAAGCCTCAAATTAGCCTGTTTAAGACCTCCATTCCTTCGGAGTATGGAAGTACCCATGTAAGTGGAGAAGTCCTCGGAGAGGTGCTTAAAATGACCGCTACGAACGACTTTAAGATTCCTGTGGTAACCAACACGATTACCAACACCGAAACTCGCACAATTATACAGAAATCTAAGGGTATATATTTAGGCGCAGGGGTAAACTCTTTGTTAAAACCGAGCGCATCAGTTGCCTACTTGGACAACAAGTATTTGTTTCAGTACCAATACCAACCCTTTGAGAAGGTGCACCAGATCGGAGTGTCTAAAAAGTTGTTTTAAAGGTTAATAAAAGTTCTCAATCTGTAAACTTATAGGTTCTAATTCGGTAAAATTCCGAATTACCTATTTAGGATTTACAATATCTTTAAGCTGATTAAAAATAGCCTCTGATAGGTCTCCCCAATACATATCGCATTTGCCATCTTTTATTGGAGGTACAGAAAAATAGCTTTGCCAATCGCTAGGCTCTGATGTATAGCGGTAACAAGTTTCTTTGTAGGGACAATCTGTCCCCCAGCATTTGGCTATATCAGGGCTCATATCCCGTCTAGCTTTATATCGTGAAAATCCCACTTTCCTTCTTCGCCCTTCATGGCTCTATCGACTGACGATTCTTTGCCTTGAATTTTTAGCAGTACTAGATAGCCAATTAAGTCGTTTACTACATCCTCATCATCTTTTATTAAGCTTCCGTTCTTGATTCGCTTTAGCTTGTCATCAATGCGGATCAGTAGTCCTTCTTTTGCGGACAACTGACTAAATACTCCTAAAGGCTCTAGTGCAGAGTTACCATACTTTCTGTTCTTGTCAATAAGCATAGTTTGAATCTGCTCTAAGACTTCTTCTACCTGGATTGCGAATGGTGCTGTCATGCGTGTATCTTTAAAAACTCAATCCACCATTTAACTAAACAGATCGTGAGCAACAGAAACAAAATTGTAGTTAATGTCTGCTTTAAGTAGCTTTTCTTTGTCATAGTATTTATGAAACGAGACAAACTTATCTCCTTTTAGGTACTGGCTAGTCCTGAACTTAGACCTTCCTTTTTTAATCAATAAGCCATCTCCAAACAGAACATAGAACTCGTTTTCAGCTACTACTTCGTTAAACTCTAGGTACTCAATCCACCACTCACTAGGTTTGCGGTTTTCATCGAGTACCTTTGTCGCTGATAGGTATCCAAAGGGATTGAGTACTTGAGCTTCTTCCATGTTATTTAAAGAATCGTTTAAAAACTCCTTCATTCTGGTCTTTATGCATATACAGCTTCTGTCTTAGTATTTCTACTAGCTCTATAGCAAGGTGGTTTTCTAAAACCAAAACATTGCCATCTCTTTCAATAAATAGCTCACCGCTGTTAATGTCTACTTTAAAGTTCGTGTCGTGTATAGTGTATTTAATCATTATCTGTAATTGTGATGTAAGTGTCTAGTAATTAGTTGTAGCTTAATAACATATCTAGGATTCTCTAGCAGTTCTGTAAGCCTAGGTTCTACCATTCCCATGAAGTGATTGAAGAATATCTCTCCTGCTTCAGGGTGGTCTTCCATCTCTGGGTCAGCTTTGATTCCGTTTCGCTCACAGAATACACAGGATCGTACTGCTCGTTTAATCTGTTCCTTTGAGTATTTCATCAATAGTGATGTTTAAGTAAGTGATGAAAATAGCAAGTACCAATGCAAACATCCCTAGAGACTTAGAAATTAAATATAGGCAGGTCATAAAACCTAGGGCTATATTAATAAATTTAAGTAACTGCAAAAGATGCCTTTTCATTTCGGTGTAAATTTAATAGGATGTGATATTTCATTTCCATTAAAGTCTAATAGTTTGCCGTTCATTTCAAAGTGTACTTCCATGTGTTTATTCTTATAGTTCTGAATCAGCAGCTTTATTTTCTCCTGAACATCTTCAATGGAGAGAAACTCTCCATATCCGATGTCTTGCCACTCTGTGTATTCGTTAAACTTATTGATAAACCTACGCTTCAGGATAAACTTAGAATGGGAGGGCGTTGGTTTCCTTCTCGGCATACTGAGGTTTAGATTGATGTGCTTGCTTTTTCTCTACCACCATCGCTGGTTTACCATCAGACCAAAATACTTTGCCTGAGCCTGTCCAGAACTTCTGCTTTTTAGCCTCCCTGTCCTCTTTAGTTTGAGAGACATAAGACTGCACATTCTGTCCGTAATCGTTCGCCTCATCATTCATGGAGATGGTTAGTGAGACTCCTTTTAGACCCTTTGCCTTAACTGTGCTTAATAGGGTTTCTAGTGTTTCCTGCTTTAGGAAGATTTCTGATAAATTTGCCATTTTTTTGTTGTTTTTGGTTTGTCTTGTAATATTAAGTTATTGATTTATTGGATAAAAGAAAATTCTGATATTTTTCATAGAAGTCAGCAAAGTTTTTTACTATCCAGTACTGACCTCCAGACTTTTCGATAGCCTCTTGGTAGACTTTCTGATGCTCTGACTGCCTGTCTCTGCCTATTTTTACCTCTATCTTTACCGACCTTCCTAGGATTGTAGCTGAAATATCTGCTGATCCTTTGGTTGCCGTTGACTTGCCCCAGGTCATAGAGCCGATGGTCTTGGTTCTTCCTATTACATCGGTCACTTGCTTTCGGTTGTCTATTGGTCTTCCCATCGTGTTTATACGCTCTGCTTGGTATCCACTAAGCTCTAGGAACTCTTTGACGCACTTGGTTAGCCCATTAGCTGTCTTATCATCGTACTTCGGTGCTGATATGGCATACTTTGGCACATTCGGATAAGATTCTAGCATAGACTCTTGCTTTAGTTGTTTGAGAATGTCAAGTGGTTTCATCAGAAAGGCAAATCAAAAGCCTCTAAATGCAATACAGGAGTCTTGTAGTCTGTACCGAACCTTGACATATATTCAAATGCTAGTACCCTATTTGCTTCTCTCATTTTTAGCCAAATCCCTTGGGTGTATGTCTTATCATAGTCTCCAGGTTTCTGCTCGATAAACTTATCCCAAAATACTTCAAATGGGATTTCTGATACTTCGTCTAGTGCTTCAATCATTTCTTTAAGTGTTTATAAATAGTGGTTCTACTAACATTCAATAACTCTGCTAACTCAGAGCGGTTAAAATCTGGGATGGTCTTATGAATCATCTCTATTTTCTTTTCTATGGACTCATTTTTCATAGACCTGATTATCTCACTAAGCTCATTCGACTCCAAGCTACTGACCTTAATTTTCTTAGACATCGCAATAAAGTAGTTACTCAACTTCTCTGCCTTGAGCAAACTTTCTTTAGTAACAAAGTCAAAGTCCTTGCCTGTCTCAAATGACCAGAGCGTATTAATCAACAGAGCAAATCTAGGAACATAAGCCTTCTGCTTACTCAACATTGACTTTACATATTCCGATATGTCATCAGAGTTCTGCAAGTCTGTGATGTTGTTGAATATCCTTTCCCATTCAATATCAGCTAGGCTATCAAATCGAATGATTCGACTCTCAATCTCTCCAAACTTATTGTACTGCAAGACTTGGTTTCTCACTAGGTTATAGAACTGACTAATGTAAGCCTCGTACCAATCCAATATTTCTTGGTCTATTGAGTTCTTGTTGTAATGCTCAATCTCCTTATCAGGGTAGCTCACAAGCAATCGGTCTAGGAATCCATTATCTTTGTTTTCCATTGTGGATATCTGCGAGAATATACCAGGCTGAATACCACCAAGCACAGGAATCAATGGGCTCTGCACAAAGCTACTCTTAGCGGTCTTCCTTGTCAGAATCGCTGCTTGGTTTGACCAGCAGGACAGCCAGAACTCGAGATCAGAACCAGGCTTGTACTTGTTCATGTCCTTAATCCATCCGTTTAGCTCATCCTTAAATACTGCAATGCCTACCTGGTTTTCCTCGTGCAAATCCGCTAAGGCCTCCACAGTGATGTCATTTACTATCAACTGCTTTCTAACAGGCTCCCTAACTTCCTCCACATCCTTCTTCTCCTTAGCAGTCAATCGCTCGTACTCCTTGTACTTCTTGTACTCATTCTGGAAGTGCTTAATCTCAAAGCTATTTTTCTTAGCTATTGGGAAAATGATGGCGTTTATACTAGGGGTCTTACCAAGACCTGCCTTTCCTATCAATCCAATCCAGATGTTGCAAGACTCTCTCCAGCCTGTTTTTACCTCAACCTTGCAAGCGTTACCAATGCATAGCGACAGAAGCCAAAGTAAGCTACACCCCATGTAGTCAATAGAATGATTAAGTGTTTTCTGATTTAACAAAATATAACTCTGTATTGAGTCTGGAAACACATCAATCGGAAATATCAAGTCCTCCTGGGGTATCTCGATTTTCTCTATCTCTACCTTGCGGATCTTACGCTCTCCATAGCCTTCCTTGTATAGCTCCTTAGCAGCCGATGAGTAGTCTCCATTGAAGTACTTGTATGCGTAGATACTAAACGGAGTTAAAGGTGTCTCATGAGGGTAAATCGTGGCCGTGGTAAAGAGATAACAGAGTCCAGAATCCTTGTAGATAAATCCATGCAAGGCATCCTTAGAATTAGTTTTTCTTATGACTATTCGATCTGTCATGTGCTTGACTGCGGTAAACTCATTTGCAATCAAGTCTAGGACTCGGTTTCTATGGTTGTAATCCTCCCAAGGGGTCAATCCGCTATACTCTGTATTTTCCACCTTAGTTTCCACCTTGGCTTCATCGTAGTGGAAGTATCGGCACAGGCTAAACAGAATGTCTCTCTCCTCCTCTGTGATCTCCTGTACTTGCTCATAAGACAATTCCGATACTTGGTTGTCATAGATATAGATATACCCACCTGTGCCCCTAGTTTCAATTAAGGCTTGAGAATGTCCCTTGAGAGTTGCGAGCTTTCTGTTACCTTCAACCTTAGAGCATCTGTATATAATATGATAACCTGAATTTATAGTTTTATATATAACAAACTTTCTATTAAAGTCATCAATATGATCTGAAATAAAGCTAACAAACTCAGTCCAGAACTTCTTACCGTCTTGGATGGTTGGAAATACTTTTAAATCTACATCTATACATTCAACATCATAATAACCTGTTATAATACCATAGCCTTTTGTCTTGTGCTCGAGCTTCTCTAATTCTGACTTTTCTATCTTTTTTGTCTGGTACTCCTTCCATAAAATCAGAGGCTTTTTACCCTCCGATATGGGCATTACACTGAAACCTGAGTTCAGTAAATTGATTGCTCTTCCTAGTGTGACGTTCATTTTCGTGTTTTACAAAGGTTTATAAAAAAAGGGCTGTTTTTGGCAAAAAAGTGTACACAAGTTTACACTTGGTTTACACCTAGTGTAAACCCCCCAAAACCGCCTATACTCTCTAGAATCGCAGATTTTAGGCCGTTTTTTGCCCTAGGTTTACAAGTTTACACTTTTTTTTAGAATATATTTTTTTTGACTAGGTGAAAATTTATTTTTTTTCATTTTTGCCAAAAAGTGTTCAAAGTGTTCACTTATTGCGATTGGAGCCAATGGAGGCCGATTTTGGTTTACACTTAGGTGTACACTTAGTGTAAACTAGTGTACACCCTCTCTCTTGGCTTTTCGCACCCAGTGAGAGACTCTGTTGTACTCCAAATTCAGCTCTTTAGCTATGTCACAAGTCCTCCATTTTTCCTCTACCATACGCTCTATTTGTCTCACTATTTTTATACTAAGTGACTTGACTCTCCTCTCGTTTGTGAGCTTTAGAATTTCACATAGGTGATGATATTTTACACCAGTCATTAGCATAATTTCTTTGTATGGTAGACCCTTCTTATATAATTCAAGAACCTGATCTGCATGCTTGAGGTGAGAGCAGGTGTTTTTGGATCTCTCATTGGTCAGCAGATAGTCCTTGTATATATAATTATTTACTAGGTGTCTACTAATATTCATAATAGTAGCTATATTCTTATTCATTATTTTAAGCTTATATAGTCTAGCTATCTCGTCTTTCTGTTCTTGTGTTAGTGATGTCATTTGTTTCCGTAGGTTTCTGTGTAGTATTGTTCTGAATTAATTTCTACAACATCTGAATACTGAATATCTAAATCTCTAGACCCATCTTGGTATGCTTCTTTTATCTGCTGCTTCTCCATCTCTATGGCTTCTTCAAGCCATACTATAAAGTCAAAAAGTTCTTTTGGATTCATTTTTAGATACATTACCTTTAATGCGAAGCATTCTACTGCCGTCTTCTTCTTCATACCGCCATACCGTTTAAATACTCCCTGCATTCCAATACCTTGGCCTTGGCCGTCTCAATCACCTGGGGATCGTACTCGATGTCAAACTCCTTGATTCTGTACTTGTTTTCCACGTGAGCATAGCTTACAGGCTCCTCATAAGTCAAAAACTCTGGAGTGTCCTGGAGAGTGTAGACCAACTTAGCCTTTTTTAAGCCCGTCAGGTGCATATAAACCTGAAGTTGATAGAAGTACCCACTGTCAGGCTGATCGTCAAACAGAGGGAAAGTAAAGCAGTCCCAGGAGGTTTTAAAGTCATAGACTATACCATCGTGAAAACAATCGGGAGTGCCTGTGAAGAAATCATCCTCAAAGTGGTCAAGGTTCTTAATCATAAAGTCCTTCTCCATAGCTACCGAGTAAAACTCGATAGCCGTATCCTCAAGAGCCAATCCCTTCTGGATGTACTTACTCTTGATCTGCTTCTTTAGTCCATAAATCTGCTCCTTGTACCAATCCTCTAGGTAGCTCTTAGTAGTCTGAGACAAAGATTCTGTTTTACTCCGTGCGTTAGTCATCAACTGACCTAGGGCACTTGCTCTGCATTTAAAGTTCATGATAATAGAAGTTTTTCGTTTTGTGCTGTAAGAATATAAACCGACTTAATTTGCTCCATTGATACCTTGCCATTGGCTAGAGAATCCTTAGCTCCTTGCCACTTTACATGGGCTGGAGTTAGCTCCTCTTTTTTACCACCATGATCGTTGGTCGAATCTGGGTCTTTTGTATCGTCAATTAAAAAGAGCCCATTCAATGCATACTTACGAGCATAGCTCGAGGAGCTACCAAAACTCTGAGCCACATCCATTCCCTTGCGGTTAATGTCTATGCCTGCCTGGGCTGTGACTGCTCTGCCTTCCATGTCCTTCTGGATTGCAGCAGTAGACTCGATGAATACAATACCACCTACTTCTTTAACTTCATCCTCGATAGTCAAGGTGCATTCGTACTTCAGAAGCAATGGCTTCAGTGCCTCCAGGATATCCTCCACAGATCGGTACTTGTACTTGCCAAAGGCATTAAACTGGTTCTTTGGAGCTTTAAGCTCCGACTGGATTGCAATTAGTTCTTTCATGATTTTCGTGTTTTAATGATGTACAACTCTCCAATTAATTGGTCTAGGGTTTTTACTAGGTCTTCCATTTTATATTCTGTTTAGTTCGTGTAATAGATCAAGGCTAAGGCTGTACATATCAAAAATTTCCTCTATGTCAGTTCTCATCCTTATTTCCTCGTGTATGTGTACGATGATGTCCCGTACTTCTTCGATGTTATATCCTTGCTCTAAAAGAGCGTCAATAATCGGATTTTCGTCTGCTATTCTCATGGTTTTAAGTGTTTATATTTTTCTAGTGTTTTTATCTCTGCATAAGGAAAATTAAACTCATCCCAGTACAGCTCGAAGGTTTTAAGAATCTCTATTTTTATACTATGGGGTACTTCACCGAAGTTCTCAAGTATCCACTGCTCAATTATTTCCTCTACCATTGCTAGTCCATTTTAGTTCTACACTTCCAGTTTCATAAATTATCATGATGGTATGGAATTTTGATTCTTTTCTCATATCCTGAATTTTATCGAATAATTCTTTGCAGGTTTCTTCGCTATTAAAGGATGCTATCCACATTGATTCCTTATCGTTTTTAAAGTGAACCTCTACCATTGCCGATCCAGGTTGAACTAACAAAAACTACCCATTGGTTGCCTAGCTTTCTAGGAGGATACACCCATTCTTCTGGCCATACTCCAGAGCGGATAATCTGGTGAACACGTGTAGATTTTTCGGTAAAGCCACGTAGTACTCCGTACTCTGTGGCGGTCATCATTTCGTAAAGCATTGGCGTACATTGGCTTCTAACTGTTCAACAATAAAAGGGTCTAGGGTAGCACATACGACCCGATAGTGGTCTGTAAACCGCTCGTTTAGTTCGTCGTATAGCTCCAGGGTAATAGACTTGCCATTACCGAAGTAAAGATCAAGTACGATGCCTTCGTTGGCGAAGGATTCGAGCTCCAGGGTGAACCCAGACTGCTCAAGAATAAAGTGGTGATCTGTTAACATGTTGTTTGTGTTTAAGTGATTAACGATGCTAAGGTACAAGAGTCTGCACAACAAATGCAAGGGAATTGTAAAAATTATTTTTGTTTTACACTAAGGGTAATTTTCTGTGGTGAGTGGTTTTGTTTTACACTATGGGTTTTGTTTTACACTATGGGTTTTGTTTTACACTAACACCCCAGCGAAATTTTGTTTTCCACTAAGCCTATTTTTCCGCCATGTTTTACACTATGGGTCAAACCGCCATGTTTTACACTAGGGGGTATGGGGTGCCCGTGCCCGATCGGGTCCCCTTCGGGGCCGTGCATTGCATGGGTACCTTGAAACCTAGCAAGGTCAAGGAGGGCTTTTTTAGGCCCGTAGCGAAGCGATATTTTTATTTTAATGTAGTGACATAGACAAAATTTTTAAGGGCTGTAAAGGGCTTAAAATATGGCAAATTTAGGGCTGTATTTTGTGCAAGTTATACGGGATGCAATCCAATCCGAATTCAATTGAGTAACCTAGTTTTTTTAGGTCAATTTCAAGCTGTATTAAGTTTTGATAGTTTTGATCCTTTGCAATGTATTCAAGCAACAAAGCCCGCAATTTAGCGGGCTGTTTTTCGGGATATTCGAATAGGTCTAGCATATTATTTGATAGGTAAATAATTTAAATAAAATGAATAACTAGGATTTTTTATGAATCTTAAGAAATCATTTTCCAAAAATTCTAGATTAGGATGATCAAAATTTTCTCTTATTTTTTTCCTTACTATTCGTTCAAAGTTTCTTTGAAATTTGTACGGGATTTCCCGTCGAATTAAAATTAAACGTTCCCGTATTTTAGTATTACTTTCTTTGATAATATTAATTTTTTCCATTTTCTGTAGTTTTTAAGGTGTAAAAAAAAGGCCCATTTTGGGCCCGTTATTAGTGAATGATCAAGCCTATTTTATTGTTTAAAGTATGCCATTTTGTAGCCAAAAGATCGAAATACGACGAATCTGTGTAGCCTTGTTCCTCCATTTCTTCGCTTGAATAGAAAATTTTAGAATGCCTTTCTGTCTCTTGGTCTATCAATTCGTCCTTTGTTGATCCAAGGGAAAAAATTAGGTCTAAATTTTCGGGTAATTGAATACCACGGATAAACGAATGGGATTTAGTGTAGGCATAAAAACGAATTGAAGGATTCAATCGGGCTATTTCTAGCCATTTCTGAAAATAAACAGGGCTGTAGAAATCCCCGCTGTCATGTATACGGATATAAATTTGTTTATCCTTTTTAATCTTGCTTAATTCCTTATTCATCAATTCCACAAAATTTTCTTGTTTGCTAGTCTCATATCTGTATGTTAATCCCCGCTGAACGTTCCCGAATCTGTAATTACCTTTTTTAGCGTAGCAAAGTTTAAAACAAGATCCCGCAAAAGGGCATGTAATTTTCCCGCTTTTTTTATCGTTCCCAGCTGGGATTGAAAAATTAAATATTTGTACGTTAAATTCTTCCGCTGTTTTAATCAACTTTGCATTTCCTTTACCTAATAAGTTATTTGTTTTCATGTCTGTAGTTTTATGGGTATGTGGTGAATTAATTAAGTCCTAATAGCTTTTTAACGTATGCGGCCGAATAATCCCCGTTAACTATTTTTGTAGCTATTTTTGTGTTTTTAGTGTGGTTAACTATTTCCGATTCAAAATTGTATGAATGCAAATAATCCCAACTTAATTCCTCAATTCTTTTTGAATTATTTAAATAAAATTCAATCTTTTCCTTTTTGGCATTTCTGTTTCCTTTAATAGCCTTGATTGATTCGATTACAAAATTTGTCTTTCTCATGTTTTGTGTTGTTAGTGTTGATTAAATAAGTTTCAATCCTAGCAAGTATCCTAGGAAAAAAATCGGTAGTAACGCAATTACAGCGTAAATAATTGTTCCAAGTACTTTTAGTGTTTTTTTCATAGCTTAATAAATTAACAAGGTGAACAATACTGCAACCAATCCAACAAAGGTAATGGCCAACAAATTTGCGTTTCTTTCTGTCTTTCTCATTTTTTCAGTAGTTAAATTCAATCCGATCTAGTTTTAAATTCCATTCGTCCTCCAAGCTTATAATATCCCTTGAATCCCATTGGAACGGTGCTAAATTTTTAGCTCTCATTACTGCACCTTTCATGCTTTTTGCTTGGATAATTGTGGTAAAAATTACCCTTAATTCAAGGCCTTTATCCCATTTTTTGTACGTTAATCTGTAGTTTTTCATTGTGTTTGTTGTTTATGTTGATACAATATTACAAAGGTCTGTAATTAAATGCAAGTAAATTGTAAAATATATTTATTGATTAAGTATATTTTTTTTACTTTACCTTTAGGACTGATTAAACAGTTTTTTTCAGTTTTACAATACTTTGTAGCGATATGGGGAAAAATGGGGGAGCTCGAATAGGAGCCGGTAGGAAACCAAAAGTCCAAGAAATAAAGATAATTGAACAGATGGATGCGATTGCCGTACCTGAGAAGATATGGCTAGCCTTGTTGCGAAAATGTGAGGAAGGTGACACGCAGGCCTTGAAATTGTGGTTGGCTTACCGGTTGGGCTTACCAAAACAGCAAATAGATATTACTAGCAATGGGGAAAAGGTAGCTCCCCCCATTCATTGGATAAGCAAAGGAATAGAAATACAAGATGCTCAAATAGTACACGACGAACAAGATATAACTACATGAATACCAAGCCTATATATACGCATACCCGCATAGACGAATAAGCGGAGGGGGTAGGGTATTGTTGTGAGTGTATGCAACAAGGTTGCAAAATGGAATTCCCCAATTAATTAATTTGCCCATGGGGGGGTATGTTTCTGAGTGTACAGGAATCAAACGAAAAATGGAAATCCCGAATTAATTAATTTACTTATGATTCAACTTTTAGACGACTACAAGCCTTTATTCTATGAGGAGCCTGACACGAGGTACTATTTGATTACTGGAGGCAGGGGATCGGGGAAGTCGTGGACATTGGCTCTGTTTCTGTTGAATCTAACCTATGAGAAGGGCCATGTGATTCTTTTCACTAGATACACCTTGGTATCTGCGTTTATTTCGATTATTCCAGAGTTCTTGGATAAGATTGAGAT